TGATGATATATTATGTAAAGAATTATCGTGATGATATATTATGTAAAGAATTATCGTGATGATATATTATGTAAAGAATTATCGTGATGATATATTATGTAAAGAATTATTTCTTATCGAGTGTGTATTGAGATATGATTAACATTAATTACAGAGGAGGATGAGAAAATGATCATTTATTATATAAGATAGATGTCATGATGACGAAAGGGTCTTCATTTATATGTTCATAATGGAACAAGAAAAGAATCAACAAATCGAACCATGCGATTCTCTTTTGAACCTTTGTTTAGAGAACGTTAGGGTCAAATTACTCCAGTCTAATAATATTCTTCAAGAGATTACTAAGTTACCGAATGACATGATAAGACAGTTAATCACTCCAAAGGTAAATAATGCTGTCAAAGCATATTATTTGATATCACCTGATATCAACGACGGAGAGGTCAAGGAAGGAGAGGTCAAGGAAGGACAAATGAAATCTCTTCGAATTGTGATAGAAGGAAATAATCTTTCTGTTCCCGAATATTCTGAGAAGGGTTATATTCCTTTCTTCCTTGATTTTGATTACAGACGAATCATTGAATTTAAAGGAGATTATGATTTTTATTATTGCCTCGAAGTTAAATGGGAGAATAATATCCTCAAGAGAGTAGAACAATCGAAATTAGAAGGGATGTTTCAACTAAACGATCCAGAGCTACATTTCGGTAGTAAAGGAAGATATTTACTTAGAGCAAATGAACCCGGTGCAATGTTCTTAGATCTTGGTTCTGATGGCTCCATACTTTAAAAAATAATATATCTTCGTCTCAGAAGATATATTGTTTCTCTAACTTCTGCGACAATAGAAAAATGATTGAATATTAACTAAAATAGAGGTATCGCGATTACATCATAACAAAATGGAATGAGGAAACGCAACAAATAATAAGAATGAGACAAAAGAAGAGACAAAGTCATGCGATTCTCTTCTAGATCTTTGTTTAGACAATGTGAGGAAAGACATTGCTAAATCGAATAATATTATGGAGTATCTTATGAAGGCTAATCTTCCCAATGATGTTCTTCGTGATTTATTTCTGCTAAAGAAAGATGCTATCAAACTTAATATATGTTATAAGGTTGAATCGAAACATCCCGAATATTGTTCAGTGAAAATAGAACAAGAACCAAATATCATAAGTGGTTGGTCATTTGTCAAAATAGTTCTCGATTTAAATCGTAAGGTTATATACGATGATAAATCAAAATATGTTCTTTTCATGAAATGGTCCACTACTGAAGGAAAGTTACAAGTGTATCAACCTGATATCTCTGGAGATATCTCAGAATTATTGGATGACACGGATTACGAAAATTATAATGAGGAGTATGGTAACTGGTTCCTTATTGACCTCTTTTCCAATGGAAAGATATACATAGACATATAAACCTCTAAACTATTAAAAACTTTCATAATAAATTATTCGAGAGAAGTAATTTATTTTTCTTCCTAAATGAGAGCTTCTAATTATTACTTCGTTCTTTTATTTCTAGGATTATCTGCTTTAAACAATATCGACGCTTGTACTTTATTTTATAGTCCTTGTAATGCGTGAGGGCTAATACTTACTTTGTTTCTACTGGGAATGATGAAGGAAACTGTTATCTCTGTGAAGCGGATTATTGGGCAAATAATGGTGGTAGTACTAATGAATGGGATTTAGCTTATTTTAACCCAGCTAATACTGAATGTGTTTATTGTGAACCAAGTTCCACGTATAATCCAGCAAATAACCAATGTTGTCCCGATGTTAGTGGAGCGTGTTACTATCCACAAAGTAATTATGCCACTTACGTAGCTGGAACTCCAAAATGTAATTGCATGGCAGGTGATCAATGGTTCACTGAGGAAACTTGTGTTAACTGTTTGATCTGGTATATCTACACTGGTTCTTATTTTGAAGATTGTCCTCGATACTAAATGTTATATTTAGTATAAGAAAATGAAAAGATATACTTCTGGAGTATATCTTTTAATGTCAGATTAATGTCGCTAGCGATGAAAATCGTCGTTATTATGTGTCTTTTCCTTGTGAACAATTGTTTATCGCTACTTTTCTTTAGTCCATGCCGCATAATAGGAGAACATCTTTGGTTCGTACCAAATGGTGTTCAATTCCAAGGAAAGTGTTATGAATGTTTGAATGAATATTATAATGGTGATGCGATACACTTCTTAAATCACTTTAATAACAAAGAGGCGACGTGTTACTATTGTGAGTCATCATATCAGTACACTCTATCAGAGAATCGATGTTGTTACGAGAATCATTGTACAGATCCATTTATCATAGATGGCAAATATGTTAAAGGAATTCCCAGTTGCCTTCCTGGTTCATGGTTTACAGAGGAAACTTGCACATTAGGTGGTCTTCGCGCATACATTGAAGAAGATTATTGGTGAAGTGAATCTGAAAATACCATACAATTTAACATCATCGAAACAGCACTTGCTATTCATCCGACCTGATTTTTGTTATTAATCGACTTATGTATTAAAAATATAACATTATAATGTTATATTAAATGGATGACTATCTAATATTAAAATATTTGGGAAATCCAGCATCAATAGAAGATAGCAATATCGTATTTGAGAAGCACCGTAAATTCGAAAATCTCTCCATCGAAGGTGTTCATATTAGCGGTAGTGATGTCGATGAAGCTTTTATTTCTTTTACTCTTGCTGATGACGGTAGTTGTTTGATAATATCCGAGATTCCAGTTCTTGAGGAAGAGGTCGCTATTATCAATAAATATCTATTAGACTTAGGAGGTTCTGTTGGTGCAATACACAATCACTGGTTATTCATTACCCCTAAAATATATTATCTTCATTGGCAGATGAAGAGTAATGTTAATGGAACAGTGCTAGAATACCTCAAAGTGTTATGGGAGCAGTTATAAAAATTGAATGAGATAAATCGTATAAATGTGCATGATTTATGGTAAAGAATAGAGGATGGAAAGTTTGAAAGATTTATGTCTTTCTGCCCTGAGAAAGAAAGTGAGAAAATCAGAAACTATTCTTAAGGATTTAAACAACGGAAAACTTTCCAATGATGCAGTGAGAGACCTTATTAGTGATAAGAATGATCATTCTTATCACTAATTAAACTTCATTATCGAGTGTTATTGAGAGACTGGATCATCGATGAAGAAAATCCTAGTGGATATTGGGATGATGCAGGAATGCAAATTTACTATAATCCAGTCTATGAACAAGAATTGGAAGACAGATTTCTTGAAGAAGGATGGTCATCCATCGAGATACACTTTGACTTTCGGAGGAAAGTTGTATATTATAATCCAGTGGAGAAGAAATTCAAAGTGTACTATCTTCTTAATATCAACTGGGATGGCCATTACAGTGTAAATATACAGCAACATTTTGCTACAGGTGACGTTGGTGGTAGATTTGATGAAGAAGAATTTCATCATTCAATAGAGACTGAAGCTTATCCGGAAGACATTCTCAATGACCATGTTAGTTTGAATCAATCTATGATTATCAAATAAAAAGCATCTATACATATCAGTATAGATGCTTTTTCTTTTGTGTGTAGAAAGGAAAAATGATCAATAAAGTCGTTACGAAGAATGCGATGATCTAAACCACATAACACAATGGAATTTCTTTCTTTAGTCAATCTTTGCGCTGATAAAGTTCTGGATAAAATCAGAGGTTCTGAACACATTCTTCTAGATCTGTTTTTATGAACGCTTCTAATGATCTAATTCGTTCCTTATTGAAGGAGAAAAGGGTAAGGAAACCTCTACCAATAGTCAAGTTCTATTATCAGGTTGGAATGACAGAAAAAGATGATGGTGTAAAGAATTATCTTGATAACAGTTTAACCATATCGCGAAATCCTCCTGATGATCTTCACTACTGGGGCACATTGGAGATTGAGTTTGACGAAAGAAAGGTCATATACTCAGGTAGTATATACTACCTTGTTACTATCGAGTGGGATGGTCAATTCAGTATTAACATGAAGCAGATGGACATCACAGGTGATGTGACAGGTATGAATCTTCCTCACAATCATGCATTTTTGGAGATGAAGTTATCATTACTAAATCTCGATGATAACTTCATAGAGAATAATTAAAAAAACGAGTAATCCCATATTGTGAGGATTACTCGTTTTTTTTTAATTATTCTATGCCGTCACACTCAACGTACGATTGTAAATAACCATCAGTATGTTTCTTAAAATATTCTGGATACTCCGTCAATATAGATTTAAGAATGGAAAGTTCTCTATCTCGATCTTTGATAACTTGAGAATCATAGTTAGTACCTACCAGTACATAGTCTTTGAATTTATCATAATATTCTTTAACATTTGAGATGTAGAGAATATTGATAACCCTCAAGAAATCTCTTAATTCAAATGATAGATTGCTATCACATGATAACTTTTCGAGAGATTCTTGACGGTTATCATTATCTATTTCGATGATGGGAATAGAACCAGTCCCGGATACTATTTCAAGAAAGTTTAATTCCTCTCTATTTCTTCTCTTAAGATCGGAAGTAAACTCCCTACCAATATAATGAGACGTTAGCAATCTAGAACATTTCTTTGCTGTAGAGATAATCTCCTCTTTCGTGATGCTACTATGTTGTTTATTGAATCTATCGCATAGATCTCTATATTCAGGAATTCTCTTTTTCTCTTCCCATGCTCTAATACAAGCGTAAGTAGATGATAACCAGTACAATTCTGATTGTAATGACTCGGCTTCGAAGGACATTTTATACAGGATAAGGACCTTATCCTGTATAATATTATCAATATATTTAGATTTTTTTATTTAATCTTTGAGCCAACAAGGTATTCTCCAAGTTGGACTTCTATTATTCTGGGTTCTTCATTGTGAACTTCTGGATTGAAGAAATCAACATCAACAGGAAGATGATATTCGGTTTCCTCGAAAGAAAGATCTGAAATGTCACCAATGAGATCAGACTGTTTAATGGAAATATCACGATCGCCTCCCCATTTGATTTCAAGATAGTATTTTACATGACCATTCCATGTAATCTTTCTATCAAAATCAAATGGTACCTTAATAACGGACCAGTTATCCTTATTAGATGGATTAAGAATAAGTTGTAGCTGTTCAGTGCAAGGCGAGACAGAGTAATAAAGAGTAATTACGGACATTCTTTTATTGGCGATATTATCGATAGTATCGCCAATAAATATTATCATTTTTATAATATAGTAAATGGAATTATATTCAAGAGTTCTTTTTGATTTATATCAGTATGAATTACCAGAGGGTCTTTATTATGATTGTGATCATCCAATTTTAGATGAAACGATTCTAGTGATAGCAGAATATATATTAGAGAATAATAGCTGCTCATTCGGAGAGTGTTATGATAGTATTTATTGGTAGTATTAGTGGGAGAATTACATAAATACGGAATAAATGCCAACTTGGTTGAGGGATACGTTCAGTTAGATGAAGTTGATCTTTATTCAGAAGAAGCGATTAATCGATTCGTATATAATGATGATATATTTAAAGCGGTGCATTTCTGGGTCGGTGTTAACAGTAAGATTCTAGATCTAACGGCAAATCAATTTGCTAAGGAATTGGTTGAAATACTACCGAGCATGTCTAGCTGTTTTAATAAGAAACAATATGATATCATGTACGGTAATCCGGATAGTTATCATAGACTATCCATTATTAATATTTAATTGTAGCGAGAAATCGATCATCTGATGTCAATCTCTTAAAAATATCGTTAGCGGTATCGATTGAATATTTATGACCGTCCCAATCGTGCTCATTAACATTATCAACTACTTCCTTTAGTGAATTATCACCTTCAATAATCATCATAATAATACCAGTACATAACATTCTATTTTCAAACGAGATATCGTGTTCTCTTACCGCAATTAGTAGAAGAGAATATAGAACTCTTTGTTCTTCTCTCTTGTTAGTGAAATATCGAAGATAATATGGTCTAACTCTATAAGGTGGTCTGTAATTAGGATCGAATAAATCATACTCCTCCATTTAATATTCATTGTTGATTTATTAAGTGTATTTATTAATAGTAAAGGTTGAACGAGATCACTATCAAAGATAAGAAAGGTTCTATTTAATTCCGATGATGTTCCTTGATACCATTACTTAATTTAAATTAAGTAATGGTATCAAGGAACAGCATATATTGTTACAATTGTTACTCAGGATAAACTATTATGATAGTATTATAATGAAAGAAGATCCACACTGTGTTGTGATGTCTGTTCTCTTCGAATTCATGTATAAAAGTAATATATAAATACTGTGGTAAAAGTATTTATATATTTGTGTTGTAAAATATTTTGTATTTAAATGTTAGGTAAGGGTGCTTATGGATCAGTGATTAAGAAAAATGGATATGCAGTTAAACAATTTGAAAAGACCAATCACTTAATACAGGAATGGTCAGCAGGTTATTATCTGAAAGGTTCATCATGTATTGTTAAGCCTGTTAGTTTCAATATGGAAAATAAAACATTGGAGATGGAGCTCTATGATACTAATCTGAGTGAATGGATCAGAAAAGGTAACATGACACATACAGATAAACTTAGTGTCCTTCAGAATATTCTCATAGGGTTAACTGAGATACATGAACGAGGATTAACACACGCTGATATCAAATCGAGTAATATTCTTATTAAATATCATCCGCTGAAGGCAGTAATCGGAGATCTTGGTTTTGTTAGTTTATCTAAGTTTGCTAAGGTGGAGAGAACGGCAAGAACTTATCGAGATCTCAAAATACAACATAAACCTACTCATGATATGTTCTCCTTAGGGATTGTTATTATTGAGTTATTTGGTAACTTTCGTTTCGAAGAACAACCAGATAAGAAACAGATAGGAAATTTAACATCGCATATCTTCAAGAATTCTGGTCTTCCCAAAACAAATGAGTTGAGAACAATAGTATTAAATCTCACACAAGAAAATTATAACAAAAGACTGTCATCAAAGGAAGTTTTATATCAACTATTCAATAAGAAGAACGAGGTGGTATTATCATCAGTGGAATATCCCCTATTACAGAATGATGAGGTTCAGAAATGGATGAAGTCAGTAGCCAAGGAATGGAAGATACAAAGAGCAAAAAGAGGGTATAAGATACTTCTTCATTATGTTCACAATAATAAGAAAGAGAAGGACATCATATTATATTCATCTGCTATGTTAGTCATATTATCATCTATCTTCGGTAAATCGGGATTTAAAGATCAAAGAGGATTAGATGCTTGTAATGATTACTTCAAGGATAACTTACATCATAAAAAATATAGTATGAAAGACATCTTATCATGTATAAGCGACTTAATCAACAATCATGAGGTAATTACCACTATCTTCTTGCCATAAAATAATAAATATTATTACTATAATAATATTTATATAAAAATCGATAAATGACAGCAATTACACCCTGATATCCTGACCTGACCAATCAGTCATTATTATGTTCATGAGTCCGACTAATAGTGAGTATTTTATTACTTGTTATTTATTACTTGTTATTTATTACTTATTACTTGTTATTTATTACTTGTTATTTATTACTTATTACTTATTACTTATTATTATTCGATAATAAGCGATTCATCAAGTAGTAAATCCTATATTATCGAATAATTAGAAAAACCAGTTCCATCAGACTATCCTGAGTGTGGGGAGAGATCATGTAATATTTATATCTTTTCCTAGAATATCTCATATTTTTCTCTATAATAACACAAAGAAAAACGTAAAATAATATGATAAATGATTTAAACTATTTCAATTAATTTGCTAGCATTCATAAATATGAATCCCGTGTCAGAACAGGAGGGAATATCTCCGTCAATCAAAGATGTCAATCTTAACAATATCATCGATAAGATGGTCATTCCTCCACCATTTACTATAATAGAGGAATCGCTCAATGAAGGTAATGAGAATATTCCTGGTGAAATTAAACTTGATACACATGGGAGACTTTTGAAGAAGTATATTGCATTCAAAGGTTTCACTGATTTCTTAATACGTATCTATGATAATTGGTTAACAAATGTCATTAGAGAACAAATAAAGTCTCGTAATATTGTGTTTCTTGAGGCGCCACCAATGACATTAACGATAAACGGTGAGACCAAACAATATAATGTGAAAGGAAGATGGGTAAGATTTGACAGATTAACGATAACAAGACCAACATATGTTAAGATTATTGGGCAGACTCGTCAAACACTTCCTCTTACACCTCAATACGCCAGAGCAAATAATCTCACATATTCTATTACATTGAGAGCAGATGCCATTTATGAGGTTGAGACAGACGAAGGTATTATCCAAATCGGAAATCCAGAAAATATAATAATTGGACAAATTCCTCTCATGGTTGGTTCATATTATTGTGTTTTGTATGGTAGAACGCCAGAAGAGTTGAAACAGTATGGTGAAGATCCTTATGATGCTTTTGGATATTTTATCATAGGTGGTGGTGAAAGAGTTCTTCTTATTCAAGAGATGCTTCGTCTCAATAAGATGTTCCTGTTTACACTGAATAATCAGGGTGATGCTCCAATATGTCGAATGACTGTTCCTACTCTTCGTGGTACTGCTATTATTCAGTTAGTTCTGAAAGAATACAATACTATGGAATTCCAGCTCGCATCACTAGGGAAAGACGATAAGAATAAGCCCCGAACTATTAATGGAATCACACTTCTTAATCTATTAGGTCTGACTAAGTTGGGTGATATAACTGCATGGATTTCATCGATGACTCGACCAGAATGGGCAAAGAAAGTTACATTGGAATTTCTTGCTACTCTTGCGAAGACATCATCTATTGGTGATCCTGAAACTTACGCCGCTAGAATGATGGGAATGTCTCAGGAAGCTACGATAGAAGAGAAGAGAGCAAAGATAAACAGAATGTTAGAAGAAGATGTCTTTCCTAATATGAATGGTGATCTTCCGCGTTATCATAAGATTCCTATGTTGATCATGATGATGGTAAGAATGGCAGAGTTCTTGGCAGGTTATCGAGGTTTAGATGATAGAGATTCTTGGTCGAATAAGAGAGCAGAGACAGCAGGAAGAATGATGGAGCAACTTTTTCGTATGGCATGGAGAACTACTCTGAGAGGCATTCAAGAAGAGATAAATAAAGGAAGAGGTATTCGAGATTTGGAAGGAGTAATAAGATCATTCAGATCGTCAACCATAAATGATATCTTCCATGATTCTTTCAATACTTCTTTTTGGGGTGTGAGAGGTATATCAATGAAGCCTAATGTTTCCCAGCCATTGAAAAGAGAAAATAGGACAGCACAATATAATCACATGACATTGGTCGATGTTGATATCGCGAGACATGATAAACAACCGAAAATCAGAGCAGTTCAGATGAGTCAGTATGGTTACATTTGTCACGTAAGTAGCCCAGAAGGAGAATCATGTGGTATCTTGAAGAATTTATCTGTCACAGCGTTTCCCACCACTGATTCATCAGACGTTACTGTAATTGAGGTACTTGTTACTGGTGGTCCTAATAATACTAGTCTCTTCCAATTCCTACCGAGTAGTGAATTAAGAACTAAACTTTTAATCAATGGTAAATATCTTGGTTTTTGTATGGGAGAACCTACTAGA